TGCTCGGTAGGAACGGTGGCCCGGAGTGCGAGAAACTTGGCTTTCAGGTCGCTCACGGTTTAGTCCACATCCGTGAAGGTGACGCTTCCGGAAATCTTGATGCTGATCGACGCGGTAACCGCCGAATCCATCGCACCCTTCACGCTGAAATCGGTCACGAACCCGATGAACGCGAAGGTTGCACCAACATTTCCGGTGGTTCCGAAAGTGATAAGCCAGGACTTCAGCGCCGGGCGGGTGGTGGCCGCGGTCACATCCAGTTGGCCCAGCACGGTCACCTGCTGCGCGTCATCGGGGTCAAGATTCACCTCAAGCGACACGGTGCCGCTATCGATCAGGCCCGCCGCGTAGGTGCGGAACTGGCTACCAAGGTTCGAAACATCGATGGTGTTGAGCTTGAGGCCATCAAGGTTGAGCGAAAGGATTTCGCCAACCGATGCGCTGGGCAGGGTGTAAGCCGGGGGGGTTCCGGCGGTTGCGCCAACCTTGAGCGTGGATCCGAAACTCGTGAATGCGGCCATGTGCGTTTCCTCTCTGTGTTACCCGCCGGGGGTGGTGATGGTGGTGGGTGCAACCGATTGCGCGCGGTAGTAGGCATCGACCGAAACCACCGCGATATGGATTCCCGTTTCCGTGCCTTCTGCGCCCACATCATAAGTCGATGTGATGCCGTTTTCACGGATTTCATGGATGGTGGTGCCGCTTGCCGTACCGGCTGCGCCATGCATTGCGCGCCGCACGATCTCGCCCAGTTCGCGCGCCGCCTTCAGGCTGGTTGCGATGCATTCGATGTTCATTCCCATACGCCGCAGGCAATCGGTGCGGGGGAATGACGGGCTCACGGCCTCGTCAGTCTGCACCGTCAGCACGATGGCGGGCAAGGTTCCGGTGTCCTGGCGATAGGCGGAAGTGATCCGGGATTCAGGCACTAGCGTTGTCACCGCGGTGTTTTGAACCAAGCCCTGGCGGATGGCTGCGATGATGGTGCTACTCATTTCACCCCATTCCGCGCCGCGGCTTTGGCCGCTAGGCGCTCAAAGACTTCGGGCAACTTGCGGTTCAACTGACTTTCGGCCGTGTACCGAAACCGCTTCAGGATCGAAAACGCCCCGTTGAACCCGCGGTAGGAACGCTTCGAATGGCGGCCGGACTCCATCAGGAACATGCCGGGGCCCCACGCCTTCAAGCGCAGCAGGTAGCCCACGCCGCGCTTGAGCTTCGCCACCTTGAATCCCCATCCATCCTTGCCATCGCGCACGAGGGCTTGGATGGCAAGGTTTCGGGTAAAGCCCACGGGCAATCCCTGCTTTCGATTCTTGTTCCACCAGCGGTGTTGCAATGCGCGTTGCAGGCTTTCTCCATCGTGCTTGCCGGTACGGGAATCGAAATACTGGAGCAACGCCATTTGCGTTGGCTCGCCCATCTCCTGCAACACCTTTAGAACGGTGTCATCCAGTTCGCGGCCGGTCATAGTGAGGATGGTTTTCCGGAACTCCGGCAACCCTTCCACAATCATGCGTTGACGCGCGCTGGCCATTACTGAATCTCCGTGGCCATGCAATCAAGGAACTCGCGCCGCTCGCGCCAATCGGTAACGGTCACGATTTCCCACACCCGTCGGGTCATCCCGCCCTCGGTCGATACGGTTTGCAACTGGCTACGGTGGCTCACATTTGGATTCCAACGCAGGCGGATTCGATGCGTAACCACCTGGTCAAGTTGCTTGTGGTTCATGCGCTCGCTGGGGGTCGCGTCGCTGATCTCGGCAAACAGGATGGTTCCCGTGCCAGCGGCGTTCACCGTGCGGATGGGCTGCCCGTAGGTATCCAGCGTGGTAGTGGCCCCCAGCAGCTCCAGCGCCACGCGCATGTTGCCGGGGTTCACCAGTAGCCCCCATCCTGATACTGCACGATCAACCGGCGCACGGTCATCGGGATTTCAACAGGTGCCGCAGCCATCGCCACGCTTGCGCGATTGTCGTACATGTGGCTGCATTGCAGCAGGCACGCGTGTACCAGGGCGCGCGGGATGTTTGCGGCCGCCGCACCATAGCCCGCCGTGAATGCCACGGACACATCAAGCGCCCCCTCACCAAGCGTGCTGGGCCACGATTGCGAACCCTTCAGGATGACGCGCCCAATGCCGTTGACGCTGAACGCGTTGTAGGCGCTCGCGGAAAGCGTTTGGGTGGCCCCGGCTGCGTCGGTGTAGGTGATGCTGGAAACCGCAATCCAAGGCGAACGCGGCAACACAATTTCGCCATCGGTGGGGAACGCCTCTAGCGAATAGGTGAACGAACGCGTGATCAGCGCCCGCCGCGTTTCGTTTTCGATCACTTGCGTGGCGGCTAGCACCATATCGCCCAAGGCCGTGTCATCTTGGGTATGGAAGATGCGCCCAAAAACTTTGAAATCGGCCACGCTGATGGCGGTGGTAACTGCGCCGGTGTCGTTCAGGTTCGTTCTCACGCCCAAACCCTCATGGGGGTAGATGGTGCAGGGTCAAGGATTGGAAGCTCCGCGGCTTGTGCCGCGGTCAGTTCGCCAGCCACGCGCAAGTTCGCATGGAAGCGGCTATCAGTTTGGGTCTGTTCAGTCGCTGGGTCAGTCCATGTGACCGGGCCAATCCATCCGATGTCGATGCGCTGCCCGTCAAGTTCGTGGCACTCGCCATCGATGCGTTGAACCATAACGCTGATGGCATCGAAAGCCTCGGCCATCTGCGTTTCGGTGTTGGATCGCAGGTAGTAATCGGTCATGTGGTGAGGCTCTGAAGGGTTGCGGTTGGCAGGACGCTTGGCCAATACTTGATGGCCCGAATCGATCCATTCAGTAGCACCGTGGCATCCGTGTTGGTGCTGCCATCGGTTGAAGTTCCACCCAGCACCAGCCATGTGGGCGCGGTCGAAAACGCAATGCTTGAGGATGTAGCAACGGTGCCACCGTTCAGGGTCAGATTGACGGTGCTTCCGCTGAACGAAAACGCACCCTTGGTGCGCGCTCCGTTTGTGATGCTGTTGGATGTGGTCACCGAATTGGCGGCCCCGAAATCTGCAACCTTTAGGTTTCCAGCGGCAGCGGTTTGCTGAAGGTGCAGATGGCGGCCCGTTACATCGGAAGTGGAAAGCACGGTGCGAACCGTGCTGGTGATGCCACGCACGCCGCCAAACCAATCAGCGTAGAAGGTGCCAGTAGTGCCGCCGGTAAACCATGATGAAAAACCGGTGCTGGCTGCGATGCAGGTATCTGCTGTGCGCTGCACGCTGCTTGTGGTTGTTGGGATGTACGATGATTCGCCGGAGCCTGTTTCAAGTTGGAATCCCCACATCTCAAACTCGCCAGTAGCAGTACCGCTTGCGCTCTGAATCGACGGACCGCTTGCAGAAACGGCAACGTATGAATATGAATACCTTACCCAGCTAGTAGAGATTGGAATGTTTGGACCAAGTGCGACAGCTGAATCGCCAAATCGGATGTTCAGATTTGTCGTATTGGAAGTAGCCCGTATCCACGCGCTGAACGTGTAGGTGGCTCCCACGGTATTCGTATAGGCCATCTGCGTATTGTTCGTGTAGAGACCATTTCCAACCGCTGAAAAGGTGATGCGAGCGGCGGTAGTATCGTTTGCTGGGCTGGTTATCCCGGTGGTATACGATTTGGTGTAGCTACCGTATGCAATCCAGCCTGTGTCTGCATACGCAGAGTTTTTAAGCAAATTGGTAGCGCTTCCCTCAATTAGCAGCCCGCGAGGGGCTAGCGTGGTCGGGTTGTAGTCGAAGCGGGGAGCGTTGATTGCCGCGCTGGTGACGTAGCCGCTGCTGTTGATGAACGTGGCCGTTGTGCTGCGCGTGAAGGTGAACCGGGAATCCAAGGTTCCACCCATCGCGGTGAAATCCAGCGACAGCGTGGAGCCATCGCCGCGCCGCAGCATGAACGGAACATAGGCGTTTCCCTTCATCGCTTGCCCTGGCCTTTCTGCTTTGGTGCCTCGCTAGGCGCAGCAGGAACCGCGTGGACGCGTTCCGCAATGCCTGCCACGCACCATTGCTGCGCGGTATCCGGATCGACCGTAGCCACCTCGCCCGGCCCCCAAACGCCCTTGGCGCTGGCCACCGCTTTGAGGAATTGAACTTGAACCATGCTCATGGTGAGGAAATCCGGCGAGGGCCTTTCGGCCCCCGCCGGTGTGGGTGTCAGGCGAAGTATCAGGAGCTAGCCGAAGTGCTGAAAGCCTTGAACGCCAGGGCGGGGAGCGAGAGCTGGCAATCCATACGCATGTTCGCGATGTAGCCCGTCTCATTCGTGTCCGCGTACCTCTCGCGCAGCACCTTCAGTTCATAGTTACCCGTGGTGCCGAAGTAGCAGTAATCCCAAGCGCCGATGATGCCGATCTTGGTAGCGGTGGTGCCGCTCGTCGGAAGCGCCGAAATGGCCGCGCTGGTGTACACCGGGATGCCAAGGATGCGATCCGGCTCCGGAGCCTGGCCGCTGCCGCCCTTGGTGTAGCCGTTCTCCCAAAAGTAGTTGGTGTTGTTGGAAGTGCCACCAACGCCAGCCAGCTTGCGAAGGTAGCCCAAGGTCGAATCGTTCACGATGATCGCGCAGCTGGGATGCTGGCGATACTGGCGGGGCAGGCTGTAAATCCAGTCGATGACCTTCTCCGCCGTGAACGATGTGTAAGAGGCGGTGGTGCTGCTGGTGAGGGACGAATCATTCAGCAGCGAAACGGGAGCGCCGGAAACATTGGAAGCGGCCAGCAGCGCCGTTTCCTCGGTCTGTGCGAACACGCGTGCCATCTGCTCGGTGACGATGGACGAAATTGACATGTTGCCGCCGCGGGCATCGGCATCGGCCACCAGTTCGTTCGAAACGCGCAAAAGGGCCGAAAGGCGCTTCGGGGTGAGCGTGATCTTGGAGAAGGTGGGCGCAGCCTCGGTGGGGGCGGTGGACTCACCAACCCAGTACGCGGCACCCGTGGCGTTTTCGAAAGCCACTTCGCGCGCGAACGAACCCAGCGAGAGCTTGCGCGCCAGGTTGCGAACGCTCGTCATCGTCTGAAGCTTGGCCACGAGCTGGTTGTCGAACTCGGTGGGAGGAATCACGGTGCCACCGCTGGCCTCGGTCAGCGCGCGAAGCTCCGCGGGTGCGGTGTGTTCGCCGTTGCGAAGGTAGTTGTGGAACGCGTCGCGGTACTCGTCGGTCTCGCGGCGCTCGCCAACCTTCGCGGCGCGCTCGGCGCGCTGGGCGCTGCGAACCTCGGGGGCGGCGGGGATGTCGCTGAACACGGCCTGCTGGCCATTGTCCATCGCCATCACTTCCTCGTTGCGCTCACGCTGCTTGCGCAGGCTGGCGTACTGGGTCTTCAGGGCGGTGTACTTGGCCTCCATCTCGGGAGCCATTTCGCCGCCGTTGGTGTTTGCACCATCGACCATCGACATCATTTCCTGATAGAGCGCACCCATCTTCTCGATGAGGGCCTTGTATGAACTGGGGACTGGCATCGTTTCTTCCTTCCTAGATTCCCGCCGCGTGTCGCTCGGGCCAACGCGGCCCGCAGGGACATTCGCGGCGGTGTGCGAATGCCCAAAGATTGAAACGCGCACTAGGCGCGGTTGACATTCAGAACAGCAAACTTGTTGGTGATTGATCCATCGCAACGGATCGAAGCCACGAAAATGGTTTCATTCGTATCGGCTGCCGTTTCGCTGTACCGCGCGACGCTGAACGCGCCGAACGAATGTGCCAGCAGGTACTGGGCAGGGTTGAAGAAATGCACCAGCGTGTCACCGGAGGCCGGGGTACCTGTGCTCAAGCGGTGGTAGACGGTGGGCAAGCCTTCAACCGTGGTTCCATTGACCATCGTTCCGCGGAAGCTGGGGAACAGCACCGGGAAAAAAGTCGGATCGAACGATGCCATCAACCGGCTGTTGATCACGGCCACGCTGTTGATCCACGATTCATAAGGAAGCGGGGACAGGGCGCTAGCGGTAGAACCCCACACCGCGGAAATCACATCCTTCATGGTGTTGGTGGTGGCCACGCCGGTGGATGCCGTGCGGCTGTAACCCTTCGCGCTGTTGAAACTGCCCTGGCATTCGCTCGTGCCGTTTCCGATCAGGATTTGGCGGCCCACCTCGCCGATCAGCCCATCGACCAGCGCGCGGCGCAGAAACTCCTCCACATCCTGCGCGCCCTTCGAATCGTTCAGCAGTTCGTTAGAAACCTTCACCCACGCGGTTACCTTCTTCTGCGCGAAGGTGTAGTAGGTGGCGCTTGTGCCAGTATTAGTCCCCTGCACGGGCTTGGCGAAGGTGGGGGAAGACTGGCTACTTAATGCGGACTCGGCCACATTGGTGTTCACCGTCGCATCCTCCGCGTAGATCGGAAGATTGAAAGCGGTGGGGGTTTCGATCTTCTGAACGCGCGACAGGATCGCGTCTTCGGCGATCTCCGTATCGATGTACTTCGACCAGGCGGTGGGGGCCAGCGCGGTTCCGCCGCTGCTAATCGTCAGCGCGCGCGCCTCCACATCGGTGAGCCCGCGCGCGCCGCGGCGCAGGAAGGTGCGGTAGATGTCGCTGTATTGATCGGAATCGCGCGCAATCTTGGTTTCGCCCATAGTTCAACCCTCAAAAAGCGAGGGGCGCATGGCGCACAGCCTCGCGGATTCGGTGAGAAATCGCGTGGTCAGTTGCGCCACGAGGGCGGAACGGAAACCGTTACAAGGTGGAAGCGGCCACTAGGGCCATGCGTTCCGTATTCAGTTGCGCCCATTATCAGGGCGCGCAAGTGAATTGCAACCGATTACATCTCCGGTGGCAGGTAGTAACGCTTGCGCGCGGCGGGCTGCGCGTTGCGCGCCTCCACGCTGGTGGCAGGGTTCGCTGGGAAGGTCACAACGGATAGTTCCACTAGGTTCGCATCGGTGATGACGCGCAGCGGCTTCCCATCGGGTGCCTTTTCGTACCGCTCGCCGCGCACATGGAACCCGAAAGAGCATTGGCTCACCACGCCGGAACGGATCAGGGAAACCGCGTCACGGCTCACGGCCGTGTCAGGAAGCGTGGCCTCAAAACCAAGCCCCACCTCGTCGGTGAAGATTCGCAGGTTCCCAGCGCGCACGCGGGCCATCGGCTTGCTGGTGTCGTGGTTCCACAGTAGCGCCACATCCTCGGGGGACTCTAGCGCCGCATCAAATGCGGATCGGTCGATGCGCTCCCATGAATCGGGGCCCATCGTGTACGGCTCCCATGTCACCGCATAACCACGAACCTTCAAATCATTCGACGGTGCGACGGTGCCGCTCGCGCGTGTTTCGGTCATGGCGTTCCCTCCAGTAGTGGCGTTTGCATGATTTCATGCTCAAGCATTTCCAGCAGTTCGGTGGTGGCCACGCTCGGAAGCGGCTTCCACCCATCGACCGTATCGGACAGCGCCGCGATTTTCCCAACAGCGCCGCGCAGGTGGCGCGCGTGGCGCAGCAACGCCGCGTTCAGCACATCGGATGCCTTGCCCTCATCGCCCATGATGCGCCCAAGCCCGGTGATGGTGTCGCGCAGGTCACCCGCGATGCAATCGATGGGCGGTGCCCAGCGGTCAAGCTTCGCCTGGGTGCGCGTCTTCAACAGGTATTCGGAAACCCGGTTCAGGTGGCGGCCATACGCGTTTTCGATGGCGGGGCGCACCGCATCCACCGCGGCGCGGATGGCGATCAACTTTTTTGCATTGTCTCCGGCCTCGTCTTCGGCCGGATCAACATCCACGCTATCGGGCACTTCATCGGGTGCCAGGTCAACGCTCGCGGGCACTTCCTCGGCTGGCGAGGACACAGGCTCGGCCGGGGGCACGCCACCGGCGGCAGGCTCCGGGGCGGCCGTGTTGAGCGGCAGGCGGATGGACTCGCCGCCTGCGACCGCTGGCAAACCTTCCCGCGCGCGGCATTCGTTCGGGCTCATTAGCCCGGACATGATCGCCGTGTTGTAGGCGCTGAACCTCACCGCCATCTCTGCGCGCAGCATCGAATCAAATGAAATCCGTGTGCAGTATGGCGCGCCTCGCACGATCAGTTTGCGGCTTGCCTCTTGCTCAAGGCGCGTGGCCCAGCTTGAAAGGGTGTGCTTCACTAGGTGGGCATCACCGCTTTCGGCGCTGGCGTAGCTCTGCGCCTCGGTGGAGCCAATGCGCGCCGCAGGAACGCCGAACGCCGCCGCGATCTGCTGGCGGCAAAATTCGCGGATGGCTACCAAATCAGCATCCTTCATTGTGGATGCCATCGGTTCGTACTTCATCCCATCTTCCAGCACCGCCACGCGGCCCGCGTTGCGCGCGTTGTGGGCTTTCTGCCAGGCTTCGCGCAGCCGCTGGGATGCCTCGGGGGATAGTTTGCCGGGCAGGGATAGCGTGCCCGATGGAACCGCATTGTTGGCCCAATACTTGGTAACGAACTCCTGCACGATCAGTTCCAGCCCGATGGTTTCGCGCATCAGGTGGATCGGAGCGATGCCCAGCAGCCCCTCAAATGACGCGCCGCACAGGTGGAACACATCGTAGGGGCGGAATCGGCGTGCCTTTTTCTCGGCATCCTTACCGGTGTAGTTGCCCGTGTAAACCTGAATGTAGGGCTGGTTCGCACCGTCGCGCATCATCTGCACCATGTCCGGGCGCAGCAGTTCAAGCGAAACCGGCATCCCAGATGCATCGCGCTGGATGTACGCGTAGCCGTTGCCGGTCAGCAGCGCATTGGTGAGCAGCGTTTCACGGAACACCAGCGCGCTGGTGTCTTCGTTCGGCTCCACATTCAGCAGATTGGCTAGCGGGTGGTTAGGTTCAACCACCTTGCCTTCCGGAGTCTCGCGCAGGATTTGCCACTCAAGCTTCGCAATGCTCGACGCGATCAGGCGCACGCACGCGTACACGCTCGGCGATTCCATCGCGGTGAGCGGGTTGATGTTCGACCCGGTGAACGAATAGGAAGACACATAGGACTGCACCGCACCCGAAACAGGTTGCCCAATGGGTGTGTTGTCCTCGTACTCGCTGCGCGGCGGCTGTGGCCCCAAGTACCTGCGAAGGATGTCGATTAGAGCCATTCGATTCCCTTGGTTTCGTAGACGCTCGGCCCCATGTGTTCCTCACCCTGAAACATCCAACCCGCTAGCGCGCTGATAAGCGCCGCCACCGGGTCGATGCGCTCGGTGGATGCTTCCTTGCTCGCCTTGATGTTCCCGGCTGCATCTTGATCAATAACGGTGTTACTAACAGCCCAATTTATCAGCGGGTTATCCGGATGGCGCAGTTTTTTGGATAACACCAAGGCTTCCAGTTTCTTCGACGGTTCCGAAAGTGATCGGAAGCCTTGACGCACTTCGATCATCGGCACGCCTTCGCGCAACAGCCCGGTTGCTAGTTGCGTTGCGCCCCACGGATCGAATGCAACGCGCTTCACATCAAACCGCTTGCACAGTTGCCGGATGAACTCGGCCACATGGTCATAGTCCACCACCGCGCCTGGCGTGGGCCGCAACCACCCTTGATCGGCCCACACTTGATACGGCGCGCGATCCAACCGACTGCGGCGCTTGATTCCTTCTTCCGGGCACCACGAATAGGAAAGCACATCCATGAACCCATCATCCGAAGGGAACACCAGCGAAAGGCTCGTCAGGTCGGTGGTGGTGGACAGGTCAAGCCCGGCCCAGCACTCGCGCCCGGCTAACGCTTCCTCGGTGATTCCCTTCGCCGCGCACGCGGCCCAAGTGTCAAACCCGATCCACGCGCGCTTGCTCTCCACCCATTGGTTCAGGTACAGGGTGCGGAAGGTGTTTTGGTAGGCGGGTAGTTCCTTCGCCTTCGCGCACTCGGTCGCTAGGAACTCTTTGCTGATCGTTACGCCCAGGCTGGGGTTCGCTTGCTTCCACACCTTCGGGCTTGTCCAATCCGCGTCCACCGGCGCGCCGAACAGCACGGGCAGGAACTTGGAATCCTGCACCAACCCATCGCGCACCTTCTCCGCGTATTGGTGCAACTCAAAACACAGGCTGTTCCGATCTGAACCCGCGGTGGTGATGGACAGGTTCAGCGGTTGGCTGCGCGCGCCTTGTCCGCTCACCATCGCGTCATACAGGTCGCGCCCGTTCGCATCGTAGGTGTGCAACTCATCGAACACGATGCATGAAGGATTCTTGCCATGCTTGGTTCCTGAATCGCTCGACAGAATCTCAAGCTTGCTGTTCCCGTAAGTGATCGTGTTTCGAAACACATCCACCAAGCCCGCTAGCGTCGCGTTCGCCTGAATCATCTGCCGCGCGCTATCGCCACACACCGCAGCTTGGTCGCGGCTTGAGGCGCAGCAGTAAACCTCTGCGCCCGGTTCAGAATCACACAGCAGCATCCACAAGCAAACCGCGCTCATCAGCGTGGTCTTTCCATTTTTGCGTGGTATTTCCGCATAGCAGGTGGTGAACCTGCGCCGCCCATCTGCGCGCTTCCAACACAACAGGGTGGCTAGGAAGTCTTCCTGCCAGGGCAACAGGGCAAACGGTTGGCCAGCGAAGGTGCCTTTCTGATGCGTCAGCGCGCCGAAGAAAGCGCGGATGCGTTCCCATTCGCGCTCATCGAACCAATCTCCCTTGCTCGCAGTCTTGGCCGCGCTGAAACCCGCGATGGTCGCGGATTTAGGCGGTCTTCGCTTTGAGGATGCTTTCGATGGCGCTCGCGGCATTGCCCTTTTTCTTTGATGATTGCAGGCCCACGCGGCTGGCGGGGGATAGCCCGAACTCGCGGCACAGCCGCGCAACCTCGGCGCGCGCTGCATCGCGCACCTTGATGGCTGGATTCTGATACCTGCCCTGCGGTGAATCGGTAATGAGCCCGCCGGTTTCCACAATGGCTGCGGCCTTCTCCCACTCGGCAGCTGCCAGGGCGTAATGGTTGTGGCTCACATAGTCCTCGGCCGCGTACAGCCCCAACCCGCGCAGGTCATCCACCAGCCGGTCGAAATACTTCCGCGCGATATCGCACGCCATCACCTGCGGGAACATGGTTGGCGTTCCATCGGTGTTGCCCACGGGTTCCGCATCCCGCTTGGCGGCCAACTCGGAGCCCCGAAGTTTCAGGATGTGAGTGGGTGTGGGCCTTGGGCCCATTCGATTTGCCATGTTTTTGCCGGGTAATTACTATGGGACTGCATCGCTACGATTGCCCCACAGCCATCCTAATGACAAAAAGGCTACGGGGGCACATTTTCATGCTTGGAATGCGGCTGGCTGGCCCGTAGCACCCCCAATAACGCACTATTGGCCGCGTG